TGTTACACAGGAGATGGTGCCAGCAACTGTCACGCTCTTTACTATTCACTTGAGCAAAGCGGTAGCTATGCTGACATCGATTTCGATGACTCCACAACACTTACAATCCTTTACACAATATCAAATAACTAATAAACAACAACTTACACAGTTACAGTACTAGTGAACAGGGTAGACTCGTCTATCCTGTTTTTTTTATTGAACACATCTAAAACTTCCTTTAAAACTTAAACCGCTCATAAGGAAGGGAATCATTTGATTCGCACTTATTACTCATCTCACGCTTAATTCACTAGGAAATGAAAAGATTTATTGCGGTAGCTGCCGCTTTTTTAATAATTGGCAATTGCTATGCCAGCATCGTCGTCGTAAACGGACTATCACATGAACATAAACTTGCAAACGGTACCACAGTTCAGGGCAGTATTGTAATCAGAAATACAGGCGAAAAAGAAAAGCGAGCCAAAATATACAAAACGGACGTTCAACATAATTGCAAAGGGGAAACCGCCTTTTTGGAAACAACTGACAGAGACAGATGCAATGCAAATTGGATGGCGATTTCGGACAATGAAATCCTCATGCTGCCGGGACAGACTCTAACTATTACATATGGATTGACTCCACCTGCTGAAATAGAGAGTTCAGGCAGTTATTGGGGAGTTATTATGGTTGAAGAAATGGACGATTTAGATACAACTTTACCCGAGGTTGGTGTCAAAGTCAATGCCCTTGTTAGATATGCCATTCAGATAATCGGGAATTTTCCTTCAGGTGCCCTAAAACAACTCGACTTTGTCAGTATAGATCTCGATACCTTGGAAGGACGCAATCAAATTCGCATAGCTGTATTAAACCCAGGTAATTATATGATGAAGCCTATTATGGTTCTCGACTTAATTGATGCCCAAGGGAATCAAGTTGCCCGAAAAGAGCTCCCATATCAAAAGGTATATCCAGGATTCTGTAAATTATTTGATCTTCCATTGCAAGGAATACCATCTGGAGAATACTCTGGCATATTGGTTGCCGACTGTGGCGATGAAGATATGTTCGGGATGAAGATTGATATCACTATCAACAACGACGATAAACTGTAGAGCACAGCCACGATGACACGGTGCAGGCTAGCATGTTTAATTGCTATCACCTCTTCGATCTTTATAGGTTTAAGTGAGAATGTCAGTGCCCAAATTTCTGTGTATGTTGCCAATTTGCCCAAAGGCGAAGTGCAATCCGGATCGAATCACACGCTTGTACTAAATATTCAGAATGAAAGTGACGATACGCTTCATCTAAACTTTCGACATATAATACCCAAACCACTTCGGGCATTGGTGTTTACAGATAAAATAAGCCTTCTTCCCAGGGAGAATCAAAACATGCTCATACCTATTTCCGTTCCCAAAATATAATCGCCAAATCGAAGAGACCACCAAGTTCAAAACCAAACGGCCACTTTTTAATTTTACTTTATAGCCTTTAAATAGCATTAAAATGTAAGGGCCAGCAATATAATATTACTAGCCCCAACACAAACCGAAATTATACACAAAAAAGGTCTTTACGCCGCCTTATCTGGCCAGCTCCATTCCATATCATTCTCGCCTTGAAGTGAGGATGTAATCCACAGCTCCAGATTGCCATCGACAATCAATTTTAGGTTTACACACACCTCAGACCAGACAGCTACAATAACGGCTGGCAAATACTCACTTACATTACATCCACCATGCAGCAATCCTGCTGCTTTCATCATAGTCCTGTCTCCCTCTGTGGTTTTGTAAATTACAATTCTTCCTATTGTTGGTTTCATACTTGTTGTGGGTTTTATTAAGCCCTCCAAGGGCTATCTATGTCTTATCAGCTAAGCTGAATTAATGTATTGATATGGATCCTGATTATGCCTGTGCCGGCGTAACTCCCCTCAGTGACAGTGACGAATCCATCGGCACCAAATGAGACCATTTGTGTATTGTCACAAATGCCATCACCACCAACAGTGGCAGGGGCTAAAAATGGTCTAAACTTGGCAGGCCTGTAATTGATATGATTGGCTACTGAGGGCAGTGTAAATGCTACCTGTCCATTAACCCAGGAGGATGTCTGCATTGCTCCTTTGAGCTCTAACATACTACCCACCTTTCTAAACTGCAGGCTCTCATAAGATGTGCCATAGGTATAATCTGATGCATCACCATAGTTGGTGGAAACAATATATCCTCCAGCAATGTCAGCGGCGTCTCCAACTCTGTGCCAAGGATCACCATAAACATCCAGATCGGCTATGGCATACTTAACGGGTTGTGCTGCACTCTCCTGCAACTCCACCTGCCTGATCTTATGCACGTTCTGACTGGAGGCATCTGCATAAGCTACAGGAGATTTTCCTGCTCCTGTGTCAATGGCCTCCACTGGTACAATCACCGGATTGGTGTATGCTGACCAACCTATATCTCCGGGAAAGTAATAAAGCTCGCCTCCCAACATACAGTATCCTTGGGTAAGCTCATAAAAGGCAAACGGACCCGAGCCTACTAGATTGATGCGAAAGCCAATGAGTATGGCATCTCTATTGCTCAGAGCTGTAAACCCTTGGAGCATTGCGTCCTGTAAAAAATCCAGGTCATCTAGGGCCAAAGGATGGCCTCCAGTTGCAAATGTTAGCTTATTCATATATATACGATTACATAGGTTTTACTCGCTTCTTTATATTGATCAATCCACCCCCTAATCTCAGCCTCACTTGAGGTTAATGAGGTTGGCAAAAACACCTTAAAAAGGCCATCTAAGCTAGCCTCAGACCTATACCTCACATGAGTAGTATCCGCCGACTCAGATCTATAATATATGTACACCGGCTGAGCACCCTCATATCTCAGGTAAATGGTTGGATGAACCCATGCATCACTTACAGTCTCCACTCGGATCCTTTTGCTGGTTGCATCAAATAGCTTATTAAGTAGCCCGGCAAGGACCAGCTGCTGAGATGTGTATTTTACTTTATTGTCAATATCTGCCGACAGGGTGATAAAAAGACCATGCACCAACTCAATTGGTTTAAGGAAAATATACAGGTAAGCCTTGACAATTGGCTGCCTTTTTCTCGTGCCAATATTACGCTGCAGCCAGCTCTTTATGTCCCAAGAGTATATCATTGGGGCACATAATTAATACCGGCCGCAAAAGCTGCATCATGCACATGATAGCCAGATAGTGGAGCATATTGCCTCAATACCTCTGCATAGGATCCGGTGGATGTCCTAGCCTCGAGCTTGGTGAGGTCAAAATCAATAACGCCATCTACGGCCTCAGCTGCGTCTCGATATCTATTTTTATTGAGATTACCATCGAAGTAAATACCACTTAAATAGGTGTTCAACGCTAATTCAAGTGCTGTCTTAAACGTGGTTAAATCAAGTTTTCCATCATAGTAACAGGTTGCCGTTGGCTTGACAACGTCTGGATCAATGCTGTAAAGCATATGATTGGTGCCTGCAAATTTTATGTCCAGGATAAAGCTGTCCAGGCTAGTTCTCTCCCCAGCAGTTAATGGCACCAGTGTGCCTGAGTTGTCCTTTGCGACTTTAATCTTTAAAGGAGATCCTTGGACTACTGCTACAGCCTTCACGAGCTTGGCTGCCTCATCCTGAACCAAATAAATCAGCTTACCGCTACTCTCAGTGAGCCCATGGCCATACTGCCATCGCTTAACCTCTGAGGCATACCAGTCGGGAGTTCCGGGCAAGATAGATGCAGCCAGATCCTCCAGCTCAATCTTTTTGGCATCCCATAATGACTCCAACAGCTGAGCTGCCTGAGCAAATATGTTGATCATCAGCTTCCATATTGCTGTGGAGCTGGTTGATGTCAAAACATTGAGATCCGCCTCTGCCGTTTTTGCGTCTAGGATAGTCTGCTTTATTTGGTCCAGTGTCCTTGCCATGATTATACTTTTGAATCTTTAAGATGTCCAGGATCTAGCCAATCCAAACCTTTGCCAATTTTCATGGCAAGCCTATACCAGGACCCCTGTGCTTGATTGAGTGCCAGTATCTTTGAGATGGTTATCCCAAAATAACCAAACCTCACACCATCGGGATGGATAAGCATGTCATTGAGTGGATACTGGCCAGTAACGCCTCCAGACATATCATGAGTTATAGCAACATCATAATAGAACTGACTAAGCTCCAAAAATCTGCCTCTCCATAAGAGGCTTATTGTGGCATAAACCAAGCCAAAGACCAGCATGCCCTGGTATAATACCCAGGACACAACTATCAGCAATAAATTGAGGAGCATCTTGCCCACTATGGCCATGTTTTTAGTTGCTGCCAGAGTAATTAATCCAGCCGCCACTCCAATGATTATGATTAGGACTGTGATACTCATTTTACCAACACATTTCTTAAGCCCTCAATCTCAACAGAATCAATTGCGTCAACCAGGATGTCAAACTGCTTGTCAGTAAGCTGAACACTCAGCTCTAAATCCACAGTGGCGCCGTTAAGATCATTATACTCTTTAAAGTATTTGGCCCTCACCTTTTGCACTCTAAGCATCTCCTTGGCAAAGCTCTCGTCCTTACCCGTGGCACTCTTTCTGACGGGATAAGGCAATGGTACATAGATCGTTCCACGGTTAGGGATTATTTGCTCCTGACCCTCATTCATAAGAACACAAATGGTCCTTTTGTCGTTTAGCACCTGGATAGCCTTATCAACTTCCATCTTGTTTGCCATCAGCACATTGCTCACCTCGGTTGTCAAGGCATTTCTGGAAGCATCGCGGATCACTGAATGGAGCAGATCCAGCATGCGGTTGGTCGTTGTGATTTTCATAATGTCGGTTTTTTTCATATGTTATGATTAGTACTTTGCATTAAGCAATTCCTTCGTGACAGATGCCTCAGCCTCAGCAGATGCTTTGCTTTTTTTGTAATTATCAACCAGGTCTTGGTAATAATCTGGGGCAAGAGATTTTGTAAAGGCCTCCATACCCTCTGGAGATTGAGCCCACTTTCTCACTTTATCTGGATTTGTAGGGCTCTCGGGCTCTCCATAATCAAAGTCCTCATTTGGAATCATTTGGTTAAACTTTTCTGGATAGGCAAAAATTGAGGCCTTTGTGCATAGAGTTGCCTTGTCCCGTTTTAGCGTGTAGTCAATGTTGACCTCGTCATCTTCAAATAGTATTGTTTTTTCTTGTGCCACTATTGTAAATATTAAATCTCTTTTACTGTTGGTATTTCTATTGTCTTTGTCATACAATTGTTACAACTCCTGAATTGTTCCACAAATCCCCAGAGGATAGCCCTGCGGAAGATGTCGGCATAGCCACCATGTTGATTACGCCTGTGGTTTTTATTTTCAAATAAATATTAGAACCAATCGTTGAAGCCTTGCCGATGACAAACGAATCCGAGTCCGAGTTATCCATCCCGACTGACCAATCATTGATATTGTTGGAATACCACGTATAAGCATCACCGCCTGTATTGCCCACCCAAAGAGCCATTCTTGCGTGTGCGTCAGCCCCCGCATTTTGATTCGAGATATAAAAAGTATTAGCCGCTACCCTGTTGACTGTGAAATCAATATTTTCTTTAAATGACGCTAACCCGTTTTTGTCAAATTTAAACAGATCCCCACCACTACCTCCAAGGGTGTTAATCTCAAAAGCATTGACAGCATGGGCTGCAGCCAGCTCAATAATCTGGCCAATGGTTGTGGGTGATCCTGCTTTTGTGTGGTGCTGACCCAGTGGTGCTGTCGTATTAACCCCCAGCCATCCGCTTGTCCTTATTATGGACATCCTAGCAGCGCCAATGTTCTCATCCATCAAAAGGAACTTTCCTGTGCCATGTACACTGTCTGCATCCGTAGAAAGCACACCCCAATTATTAGACCCAACCAGATTCAGCTCAACTCCATGTGTATGGCTGCTCCTAAATAGAACCGTTTGCACAGCATCTCCATGAACTTGGAGCATTTTTGTTGGACTTATGCCAACCCCAATTTTTCCATCTGCCAAACTCCAAATATTGGAGTGTTCCAAGTTACCCGTGGCTCCGACTTTTAACACTTTATTAGGATCTCCTCCGGTGATTGGGCCATTTATTGCAGCTCCAGTTGGTATATCAAACTCATCCAGCACATTCCCCGCCCCAATCCTTAAACCTTTGCCAACTACAGAGCCACCAATGTCTTGACCAATGGCAATGGGTTGGATGACCGCCTCTGTCTTTAGGGGTTTAGTGCCTATTTCGTTTTTATTACCAACTCTGATCTTAACCATCTCCGTGTTATTTTAGCATGCCAACATCCACCAAAATGGGATTGTTCTGACCGTTAGGATCAAAATAATCCTCATCCACTACGACCTCAATCCTCATGACAATTTTACCCAGTGGCCAGTCAATGCTTTGCTCAGTTGTGACGGGCACAACAACCTCATGGGCCACATCTCCAACAACAGCATCCACATATCCCGCAGTTGTATTAAGTGAATACCTGGCCACCTGTACCTGGTTGATCATGATGTAAATAAATACATCAAGTACATTGGCCATATTAAAGGCGACCCCATCGCTGTCCTCGATGTAGTAGTTGAAAGCATAATCTCCACCCCTTAAATACTCTGTCATGGCCGTGGATTATTAGGGTCATCTGGGTCATTATCCAGATCAAACCATTTATTAAATTTCTTTAGTATCACCCCGCCAATACTCTTGGACTCCTTGAAGCCTAGCCTTCCCAAATTTTCAAGAAGACTCACGATCAGCTGAAACACGATGGCCACGGAGAAAGCATGATAAAGCCATAAAAATGGATCCATCTCCACTCCTGCGATCTGGGCAAAGTTTGTCAGGGTGGAAAACCTGTGTAGCACCACTATGATGCCTAGGTAATAACCCAGCTTTAAAAACATCCTGCCAAACTTCCTGGAGGAGAATTTGCCCCCGTTTTTGAGAGCCACCTGGATGCCACTGATGGTCTCCATAACGATAAGCCCAGCAAAGGCCCACAGAGTAACTGGATCAAATCCAGTGACATTCTGCAGGACCATGCTCACAGCTCCCAAGGATATGCTCATACCAATGGTTAGATTGGCAATGGTTTTGTTGCCTATATGCCAGCAGCTTTGATTAAGCTCTTGGATGGAGCTATAACCAAAGGCATCCAGCAGATATGTTAGGTATTTTGTCATCAGATCTCCCTTAGGGTTAGATTGTAATCGGTGATGTTTATATCGTCATCCGTGCCAACGTTTTTCACAAATAGCTTGATATACCAGCCGGTCTGGAAAGATTGAACACCCACAGCACCTAGGGTGATCACTCCATTGGCAGCGGCATAGGCAGCAACAACACCAACAGACTGAGCGGTGCTATACTGTAGGGCATCTGCTCCATTAAATACCTGTATTTCGAAGGCCACTTTTTTTGACTCCACGGAGCCCGCAACATCCACGGCAACTGAGTAGCCAACCTCTAGATCAACAGTGGGTGTACCACCATAGATCACCTTGCCCGAAACCTCTGTAAAACCGTTATTTTTTCGCTCATCTGTAGCTCCAACAACCACCTCAGTCCATACATCGATCGTTAAGATGTTGGTTGTGCCCGGGGCGTAGTGAGCGGCATAATTGTGCCAAGCTATCGCAGCTCTTAAGTCGGCCATTGTTATAGCAGTCCACACACCTCCAACCCGTTGCATAATATCTCCATTTGCCGGGGTAAGCGCCGCTATATCATCTAGATCATCGTCTTGATTCTGTTTGCCCGTATAGGTGATCAGCGTCTTTATTTGAGCCACAGTGAGTCCTACAATCTCACCACCAGAAAGCCTGCCAAGGATCCGATCGGTAGCAACCACAACCTCCACCAATACACCTGAGTTGTTTTTGACGTAAATGGAGTTATTGGTGACCAACAGGCTCTTTTCAACCTTATCCGCATTGAGGTTATTCAAGTTTGCATCCATCTCAGCATGGCTGAGAGCACTGCCTTTACTGGCTCTTGTGATTATTGTACTCATAATTATTCTATATAGTCATCATCCACGTAATCAACCTCAATGTAGAGCTCCACTGGAGCCGTAGCCGCTGTAAGGCTTGAATTTGGCGCAATGCTTTTGTCCTGGAGATATCTCTCAACATCTTTGTTGGTATCATTAATCTGGGGCACCTCATCCCGAATGGAAAGCTTCTGGCCCACTAAGGGCTCAAAATCGGGGCTCAGATTATTGTCCATCAGGATCAAAATGGATCCATCCGTTGTACCATAATACTGTAGAGCTACGTCCTCCACACTTTGTCCCATACGTACTGTTATTATTCTCATTCGCTCCTGGTTGCATCAACATGTAAATCCCTGCCATTATACTTGACCTTGATATCTTTCCAGCCGTCTGCTTTCATCTGCAGTCTGGCCTTGCCAAGCAGCAGCTCAGCTCCTTGTCGTTGTTTTACAATTCTGGACACACCCACTCCAACCAGTGGATCAGCCTTGATCTCTCCTTGATGGGTTTCCATTAGGTCCTCCAGATTCTGGCCATCAGCGTATCCAACGACCAAATCTCCGGACTCAACCTGCAGGTCCCTTGAAGTTATGTCAATGAGTAGATCAGATGCCATGCCTCAAATTTTCATTAATCAAGTTATCCAAACTGCCCACTTGGGCTCCAACTACCGCAGCCTTCATGGCCGTATTTAAAGCAGCCCCTCCGTCACTGGCGATCGGGGGAGTTGTGTGATTTATGGCCTGCAATATCTTCGTTACAGCATCCGTCAAATGACCCAGCTGCTGGATGAGGTCCTCCGACTTAATGGAGCCGTATTTGCTTCCGGTAATGGCAGCTGAGTCAACCACAGAAACTCCGGTTACATAATAAACACCATCACTGCTGACACTGACAATGACCAAACTACCCACGGATGGCACAAACTCCACCAGAGCCTCTCCATCAGATGGAGGCCTGAGATGGATGCCAGGCATTTCAATATCTAGCTGATCAACCACTACGGTGCATGTGCCATCCTCTTGGATAGAGGTAACAAGACCCTCTAGGAGTACATGCTTTGCCCTACCTGCTAGGCGTTTAATTGCATCAGAGATGCTCAGCTGATTTCTTCCTCCAGTCATGCCTTGGCGCCTAATTCAATGTTTCTCCTATAGCCATCGACCCCAAAGGTTGTGACGACGGTATCCACATAATATCTTGCTTTTGTAAGTTCGGTTTGCTTGGTATCTATTTCAGCAATCTGACCGTTGGTGATCACCGGCAGGCCAAAGGTTGTAAAGCTTCCCTCCATCCTGTCTACCTTGCTCTGGTCATAGATCCTATGAGCGGCTGCCTCAACTTCTGCCTGACTCAACCCCGGGATTGATAGCTGCTTAAGGTCTCCGGATCCATCTCCTTTAAATTCCGATCGAAGCACCTTGCCATCTGTTTGTCTGGAACGAACCCTTACGTTGATCATCACATCATCTGCTCCTTTAAACTGCAGATTGTTATCAATCACATTCTCATTGAGCACATAGGAAACAACCTCTGTATTAACAGCATTTAAATACTGTTTGCCCACCACCAAAACGGGGATACCGTCTTGGATTCGAAAGGTGGATTTTAGTCCATACACCTCCTCAATTTTTTTGAGGACCTTGAGTGGCGTTGGCTCATCTGAGGTGATAATAAAGTTGCCTCCAAGAGAGCTGTCCAGGACATCATATGTGTATCCCGGTGCAATGTGCTTGACAACATCCAAAATGCTGCCTCCTTGGAATACTTTGGCCCTCGCTGTACCTGTTTTTAGTATCCACATGGCATCTTGACACTCAATCTCCAAAGGAGCCTTTGGGTGCACCCGGTTGACATAGCCTAAAAACTCCGTTTTATAGTTGCCATCATAGCTCAGCTTTACCTCCACTTTATCTCCGGCCTTGATCACTTCCTGAATGGGCGTGCTATCGAAGCTGGCTCCCTTCACTCTGATCTTTTTGGCCATCTTAATACTGCAGGTATCGGTGTATTCTTTCCAGGAGGATGTGATCTCAATGGTATGGGCAAAAGGGATCTCAATGATGCCTTTGGATGTGGTAAACAATATGATGCATTTTAGTACGAGCATGATCATAATCTAGCTATTAGTTCTAATTCCACGGGCTCATCACTGAGAAGAACCAACTCAAATGCTTGGGCGTTAGCAACACCTGGCATGGGCGGGAGATCAAGGCTCTCAACGACCACATTAAAAATACCCAGACGGGTCATCCAGTCACTCACAACGGTGAGCTCCTTGTTGATGGCAAACCACTCATTGAGCTCAGAGACCCGATCTATGGGATAGGCCATGACATCGTAATCAATGATAAAGCCTTGGATGGTGATCTGCCAGTCATCCATGGAGATGTACTCCTTAACGGTGCCATCCTTTCCTTGCATGGGAGTTTTGACAATGTTTTTGGGCCTGTTGTATCCAACCAGTATCTCATGTGGCATTTTGTAGACTTGGCCCTTGTGCTCAAATCGTATCCGATCTCCCACAACCAAACCTGTGCCTGGTGTAACTCGATCAGATGACTCCGGATAATTCTCTACCTGGATTTCGGCATCGCCAAACTTGGGCAACGCATTTGGCTCACCAAATCCCGGCAAGCCAAAAAGAGGCAGATGTTGACCAAATGCCTCCTTAAATCCTTTTGATATGTTAAATTTTATCTGTGCCATTGTTACAAAGTCACTCCTTTATCATCTCCGCTGTACCTAGCTGCCTCAAAGGATAGAGCAAACTGCAGCATTTCCCACTGCTCCATATACTCATCATCGGTTAGCTCCTGGGGAGATTGGATCCCAAAATGGAACTTTAAAAGGGCGTCTCTTTTACGTATTGCATCCATCCCTGGCTCCAGGCTAATTGGCCCGGGTCCAGAGGTTAGAGCTTTTTTACCGAGCTGGTCATAAACTCAACCAGCTGATTGGCCTCAACAGCCGCAGCCATTGCAATCTTCTCGTCGGATTTAAGGCGCTCATCTCCACCAAGCCAGCAGTTGTTTATAATAAACTCACCCGTCTCTAGGATCTTGCTTTGCGTGTACATGGTCATAGCCCGAGCGGCCACATCTCTAGAGGCTCCCTTGAGGTAGCCAACTCCATGCTCTATGCCTGGGACGACCTCCACGGTGATCTCGTGCACCTCTGAATTTTCTTTTTTCCAGATGGAGATCTGCTCAGCGGTGGCTTGCCCTACAATTTTGAGCTTTGGCGGTTTGTGTTCTTGTGATTTCATATGATCGGTTTAAATGTTGTGACTTACTTCAGATCAAAGAATTTAAATGGCAGCCGGTCCTGTAGAGCTCCAATAGCTCCACCTTGGATGGATCTGGCGTTTTCTTTGAATATTACACCAACAAGCGTCTCCTTGATAATCAATCCATTTTTGATTTTTGTAATGGTGATTGGAAAAGGCTTTAAGTTCAAAATGGAGCCTCCGGCAGCTACCTTTAAGGCAAGAGCCTCCTCATGCAAAAGAGTGAGCTCCCCTTCATAAGAAAAGCCACCTCGAGTATATCCTGCAGGCTTGCGGTTGCCGGTTACCCGGACATCTTCCACTTCCTGTGACTCTTTGTAGTCGATTTGAGCTATGCCCATGACGGTTCTTCCTAAAAAAGTGACCTGCACATCTGCAGGGCTAAACCGTTCATCATTAATGGTAATATCCATGATTATTCGTATTTAAATGAGCTTAAAATGGGTTATTAAATCCAACCTTTAACGTGATCAATCGACCTATTGCCTTGGGGACTGCAGATACCTCAAAGACCAATGTGCCACCACTCAACAGGTTGACCTTTTCGTTGATATAGCAGTCAATTCCACCACTCACATCGCCGTCCGTCAGCATAATCTCCAGAGCGGCTTTTACAATGTCCTCCAAGTTGCTCTTTTGATGTGGATCCAAGTATCCTGTCTCCTCATCCACACTAAGTCTGCCTTTAAGATTGGGCATAATTGCAGCCCTAGACAGCCTGAGGATTTTATCAATGGTCCTGTTGTTTTCTATGTACGCATAGTCAACAGTCACCGCAACTGCGGTGTGCGTATCGTTAAACCAGGCGCCCGTGAGATCTGGCACTCCTTCAACGAAAATGTAGCCCTTGGTATCTAACGTATTCAGTGAGGTATTTGTATAGGTGTTAAGACCCAAATTGGATGATAATCCGATGGTTGCATAGTGCCCCTTTGCGGCGTTTACCACATTGAACTCGTCAATGGGCTCAGCACAGTTCTGAGACACGGCAGCCTTGGTGATCATGCCGGCAAAGTCTCCAATGGCCGCATAACCGGCATAAAGGGCATGATTGTCTGAAATATCTGGATCCGCAGCAATAACCACACTCACTCCCTCTGCATCCAATGTCCTGAGATCGAGTGCTGCAGCAGCGGTGCCATTAAAGCTCCTGCCCTCCAACACAATGGAGATGTTTCTATGCTCTCCAGCTTCCTCCTCAACCAAGGCCTGAGCCTTTGGAATAGCAGCAACCACATCGGCATCAAGCCCCGTGGTGAGCGTTGGGGTATATCCGGTTGCAGGATTTCGATTGACAAAAATCATCTTAACTCTGCCAGCGCTGTCCTTGGATAGTTTCTTGGCATTATTCACATTGGCGATGTCAACCATGTCCGCGATGGTGGCTGTTTGAGCCAATACCATCAAATGCACCTCCGCCGTTGGGTTGCCCGTGTAAAGGCGCTCGAGATGATGAAATAACAACACATTGTTCGTGGTATCATAGGCAGCATCTAAACCAAGAGCTGCAGCATCCTCAATGCTGTACAATTTATAAATAGCTCCAAGGTCCAGTTTGGTGGCTACCGCCACTCCGGTGCCTATAAAGCCACAAACTCCATCTAGGTTAGGTGCTTTTCTGCCCAATTGCCCAGTGAGCCGCTCAGTTGTAATGTTATTGCGTGACATAGTTATTTAATTAGTCCTTTTTTTGAATAGTTGATATAAAACAAGCAACAGCAACATAGCGCCAGCTCCAAGTCCGATCATGGGAATGTTTTGCTTATACTTGGTCAGCGTTTCTGATCGTGTACTGCTGGATTCCGTTGTCTTCACCAAGGCATTGATCAGGTCATCCTTTTTGTTACATTCTGCCGTCAGTCTGCCAAGCGCGTCTTGGTAAAATCTCAGTGAGACCCCAGTAGATACGTTTTGATAAATCACCGTATCTCCCCTGGATTCTGCCAACTTCTTAAGCAACATCCTATATGCCCCGGAGTCCAATGTGGTTGTCACAGATCCTCCCGGCACAACAATCAAGGAATCCCGGTAGTACTCTTTGTAGTAGTTGGACTTTTCAGTTACTTTCTCTTTTTTGATCCTGTTAAACACACCACATGAGCCCAGAGAAACCATGAGCAAAAAGCCGATCGATATGTTCACCAGGCTCCTCATATTTTCACCAGCTCGAAATGTGGTAAATCATCAAACTCCTGATCCGTTACGATCTCACCATCTCTGTCCCAGTTACCACCCCAGCGCAGGGCATGAGTAATCCTGCCCTCAGCAAGCAGTCTGGCTGCAGTTGCTGTCATGACTCCCCCAATGTATATCAGAAGCCTCTCAGACCAATTGGCCTTGCCATTTAACCAGGCATAGATATCTCCGGCAAGGGATGGATCATAGTTGTGCTTACTCATTTGATTGACTCCATCAATCCGGGTCACTTTCCTGCCCGGCTTGGTTCTGCCTTGAGCATACAGCTCTTGCTGGCGAGAAATAGTCCGGTGACCTTCGGCACAACCAAAGTCAACATCTGAAACCTTGAGGGCCTCATTAAAAATCAGCTGCAGATCCTTGTGCATGGTTGCTATTCTGATTTTGCTTGTGTTGCTAAAGGTTTTCACTGTTTAAATGGGTTTTAACTGGTTGTTGTTTGCCGCACAGAGAGGATTTGAACCTCTACAGCCGGGACCTGAATCCCGGTGAGCTACCGCTACTCAACTGTGCTGGTTGGGACTACTTGCCCCCGGTTTTTTTGATGGGTACTGGTGCCTTGTCCGCGCCTTTACCATCTACAGCTTTGACAGCCTCAGCTTTGTCCGCCTCAGCTTTGTCGGCTGCTGCTTTGTCCACCTCAGCTTTGTCAGCTGCTGCTTTGTCAGCTACAGCTTTGTCGGCTGCTGCTTTGTCAGCTACATCATCATCATCCCCAAATTGACCCCTAGTAACGGCAACAATGCTGTCATCCTTTAGAGTCCTGGCATGTGATAAGGCTTGGTTTTCGGTATAAAAACATTGCCTGTCTGATGTGGCCACAAATGCATCCTGATCTTTGTTGGCCTCAAATACTGATTTGATGACCTTTTGTGCTTCTTTGTTCATGGGTTTTAACGTATTTACTTGCCACATGGGCTGGCTGTCAGCTCAGCCCATATAGCAAGAAGATTGGTACAAATAATTATCTCTTATTCTTACGCAAACGCTACTTAGGCAGCCTCTACCAAGGCAACAACGCCTTTTTTATCTTTTCTGGCTTTCCCACCAGCTCTAACCATTGCCGACATGATAGCACCGTAGTACTCAGCCTTATCCTCATTGATAAAGACCTGAGCATTCCCCTCAGCTCTGTTGACCCAGTTTTTATACCAGAACAAAGCGGCAAGGTTGTCGGTGATCGCTCCTGCAGCTCCAACGGCTTTCTTAACCGGGGTGGCGGTGTTATCGTACACGCCCGTGGTGCTTCTCATAAATACATCATATCCAAGAATCCGCCCAATGGATCCATCCACAAGGGCTGTTTTGCCAATTTTGTCCGCATGCACAAAGTCATCGATGAGCAACATGTCACTGAGGAACTCTGCAGGGATCAACATAAATCTGTTCGCACTTGGTACATCCATCCTGTTCATAATCTCAGCCACACTGATAATGTCCGCCTTGGTTACTCTCTTGCGTGTACCCGTGGCAGCTGGCGCCGATGCGGTTCGTGTAGCGACTCCTGTAGATCTAACAATATTTGCAGCGCCGTCTGGCAGCCACAAATTGGCTAAGTTGTCGGCAACGCTGGTATTAATAGCATCTGCATGGTTGGACAACAGGCTCATCCGTTTGTCATAGCGGACAATCAGATCCTCTGTCACCTGGATCAGGGATGGATCACTGGTGTATTCATCGATCGAGTAGTCATCCAAATCATCGGTTCGCTTAGAGATCGTTGCCGGGAGGCTGGATCTGTTCTTCGAAACACCTGGTTTAGTACCTGCCACACCTTTTCTCACCGTGTCTCCATTGCCATCGTTATCGATAAAGGGAGTGTCATCAATGCTCTGTTTGTAAAACTCATTGGCCGGGTAAATATTCTCCTCCAGGGTTTTGGCAAACACTATGGCCGTGGCCACCGCATAAAAACTGGATTTATCCAGGGTGATGATGTTAAAAGGTAAAAATTCAACAGCCACCTTAACGGCTGGAACTGCTGGCCAAAACTTAGCCAACTGGCCTCCCATTTCAAATGCTGAATCCAGCACAGAGAAGCCTATCAGGCCCAAGAGAGCTGAAAACAGCACCATTGAGACAAAGTGTAAATGTTTAGACGTTTTTTTCATTTTGGTATTCTTAGTACGAATGTGTTTTTGTTGTTGTTGTTTTTTGTTATGGTGTTAAACCTGACAGCTACCTAGCTGTAATAGGCCTCCTGTAATTTGTCAAACTTCTCAGGAGACTCCGCTTTCATGGCAAGCAATCCTTTTGAATCCTCAAGCTCCCACTTTCTAAAATCCCAAGATTTGCGACCCTCATCATCGGCAGATGCACTGGCACCTGGTTGGATGACTTTGTTGATGTCAACCGTTGGAGATAGGCCTGCAATCAACTCTGATGCAGTGGCATAATCTGCCTTAAGCATGCTCTCCCATTTGGGCTTTTCGGTTGCAGTGATTCTGCCATCCTTGATGGATGCCTCAACCAATGACTTGATCTGCTGATCAGAATTGGCTTGGATTTGCTCTTTGAGCTTCACAATTTCTTCATCTTTAGAGCTGATGACCTTCGTGATAGCTGCTGCAACTTCTGTCTCTGAGGCAGAGTCGCCTAAGTTTAACACAGCTGGAATCACTGACCCCAAGGCTGCTGCTAGTAATGAAATTTTCATATGATTGATATGTTTGTTATTTGATTGATTGATTTTTGCCAGTAGGTCGGCTGGGCAATTGTGATCCTTTGCCTCTGCGGCAATACGTGCGCTCATGGCAACCGGGGCCTTGGAGATAGATGTCACAAAGCCTCTTTTCTTGGCCTCTTTAGCATCCATCCAATAGTCCACCTTCCAGAGCTTCTCTACCTCATCCTCAGAAACACCCATCGCCTTGGCATAGGCCTGCCTGTAATCCTGGGTAATAGACTTTATGAGCTTGGCATTGCTTGCCACCTCATCCTCATTGCCGGTCATGCTGAGACTGGGCTTGTGTATCATATATAGCCCATTGGAGGCCATAGATCTGTTTTTGCATTTAAGGGATATCCTCGTGGCGGCAGAGGCGCAGATGGCCCCAATTTCGCAGTCTGGCTGGGAGGGCAACGTATCTAGGATAAGAGCAATCCGGTTGGCCGCAACTACATCCCCGCCAATGCTGTCGATAAAAACGACAACCTCCTTAATGTCTCTGGCAATTAAGTCATCCACCTGCATCTGGAAACTCTCAGCACTCCAGTCATTGACCCTGCCGGTCATTTTGATGGTTGCTTTGTTGCCCTCAGACACAATTAAGATGGATCCTTTACTCATAATTTTTGGCCACGGGGTTTCTCATTGGTAGTACAAAGATTTAGCTCAAAAAAAGCCCATACAACCACCACAGGTAGGGGGTGAGCCAAATGATTAACTGCAGGAGGTTTTGCTTTCATTGCCTACCTTTCTATCATGCAACTGCCCCCATATAGTAAAATCTTTGTATAAGAGAACTCTCATGGCAGACACCAAAAACAAAAACATATCCAACAAGCAAAAGGCATCCATTGCCTACGACCTGTATATGAATACGGACAAAAGCCAAAAAGAGATTTGTGAAATCGTTGGCTGGGCCCCAAAAACGTTCACATCCCACAAACAGGCTGGATCCTGGGAGGAGCTCAAGAGCGCCGTGCAGCTGACGCCCGATAGGATCATCTTAAACATTTACTCCCGAATGCACGATCTGTCGATGGAGGGCAAAAATCTGGATGCCGACAAGCTGGTCAAACTGGCCTCATCCATTGAGAAACTCAAAGACAAGAGAGTCACCATGTCAAGCACCATCAATGTATTTAAAGACTTCACGACGTGGTGCTATGAGAAACATCCGGAACTGGCCAAGGACATAAATGAGCTGCAGAGAGCCTATGTGGACCACAAGATCAGTGCTCATGGGTAATGTAATCACCAAAAGAGATTATCAGGAGTGGATCAGGTATTGTGAGCAAGTACAGGCCAGTACGGAGGTTGCCTTTAATGAGGACAAACAAACTCAGGAAGCCAGAAAAAAGCGAGCTCTACGGGATTACAACTACTATGTAAAAACCTACTTTCCCATTTATGCTGACTCAGATTGCGGATACTTCCACATAAAGGCAGCCAATAAAATCAAAAAGGATCCTAACTGTTTTGCCATCTTGGAGTGGGCCAGAGAGCACGCCAAAAGTGTACATGCTGATTTATTGATTCCCCTGTGGCTTCATGCCCATAAAGAGCTTGATGGCATGATACTGATGGGCAAAAATCAGAACGACGCCGAAAACTTGCTCAGTGACGTGCAGGCTCAGCTGCAGTACAATTCTCTTTACATCCATGACTTTGGCGATCAGCACAATCATGGCTCCTGGGAGGAGGGAGATTTTACCACACAAAATGGAGTCCGTTTTTTGGCCATTGGTAGAGATCAATCTCCCAGGGGAGCCCGAAAAAATGAGAAGCGGCCCAACTATGCGGTCATTGATGATATTGATGACGATATCATTGTCAACAACACCAGGCGTGTCAAGGAAGTGGTTGATAGAATCCTTGGAGCTCTTTACTTTGCCCTATCGATTAAAGGCGCCAGAGTGGTGGTTGCCGGCAACCGCATCCACCACAACTCCATCTTGGCCAATTTAGTTGGAGATGTCAAGCCGGGCCAACCCAAAAGAAAAGGGATTTACCACTCCAAAGTATTTGCCACAGAAAGCTCACCGGGCGTAAAATGCGATATTGGCAATGGCGGACTCCCGGCATGGAAAGAGCGCTACACCATTCAAGAGCTTAGCAAAAAGATTGAGACAGGTGGAATCCTGGCAAGGCGCGAGTTTTACCACGAAAATGTTATTGAGGGATCCATATTTAAAGAGGATATGATCCGATTTAAAAAGATGCCCGCCTGGAGCAAGTACAGTGTTATAATTGGATACTTTGATCCATCTTATGTCAATTCTGCAACATCAGACTTTAAAGCTGTTAGGGTTTGGGGTTTGCTTGGAGATGAGAGGCACTGCAGAGGATCATTTGTAAGAAGGACCAGCTCAATAAATGCCTTTTTGTGGATGGGAGAGTTTAATAAAAAGCTTCCCGCCGGTACGGGGATCATCTGGTATGTAGAGCGGCAGTTTTTTAATGGTCCTGTCCGGGATGCCCTAGCCGTGGCTGAGAATACGCTTGGTTTTAAACTAAATGTCATCACTGATCCCAGGATCAAGGAAAACAAATACACAAGGATGGTTAAGATGGAGCCAAGATACCTCACGGCAAAAGTGTTTTACGACCTGGAGCTGATCCACGACACTGACACCATTGAGGGCAACAATCAACTTAAGGGCATTGAACCTGGATACAAATCTGCCGATGATTCCCCAGATGCCGATGAGGGGGCTTGGCATTATTTAGATATGCACCTGCCCCAAAGACATTTTAAGCCCATCATTGGGCACAAACAAGTTAAAAGTAAATACTAAGCCATGAGATGGATAATCGATCGAGACTATGACACTGTGATCCGCTCACAGATCAAGCAGGTAATCATGGGAGACAACCAGAAAGTGCTGGATGATGCTGTTGACACAGCCATTGAGCTGGCATCCTCCTACCTTAGAGGCCGGTACGATGTCGATGTAATTTTTTACCCCATAGATCAATATGCCGATGCTGATGCTTCGGCCTACCTAACGGGCAAGGTGATCAAATCCAATAAGGATCTGATTTATACGGTCCTAAAAGATGCACCGGGCACAGACATTACCCTGGTGACGGACTATCAGCCGGGAGATCCCAGAAACAAGGTTTTGGTCCAGGTAATTATCGACATTGCCATTTACAACACGTTCAGCACCATATCACCCAACAACATCCAAAGCCTCCGAGTCAAAAGGCATGATGATGCCATGCGCTGGCTGGGCAGAGTACAAAAGGAAGAAATCAGTCCTGACCTACCTATAATAACGGACTCCACAAGCCAAACCTATACATTTAGTGCTGCAAACAAAACTGCAGAGAGGTGGTAGGTGCTTATATACTGTTTTAATACTGTTTAAATTGACCCCAGATGGAACGAACTGCAAAAGCTGGTAAATCCTACCCGATGCCACCTAATATGTCCTCAGAGACGCTAAGAACCGATTTAAGGAAAAAGTCCAGAAAGGACCCAGCTGGAGTAATTGCCAGCATTGTCAGAAATCAGCACAGCCTGTACTCCAAGGAGATGACTCACTGGAAGGTTGCCCGAAATGAGGCGGAGAGTATCCTGTCACCCCGGAGGATCACCTTGCTGGACCTTTATGATGACATTGCGCTTGATCCTTTTTTGCTGGGCTTGTGCGAAAAAAGGAGGCTCCGGATTACCAACAAACCCTTCCAGGTAATTGACACCACCACCAAGGATGTTAATGAAGACCTCACCAACCTCATAAATAAGCAATGGCTCAGGGAGTTCGTCAAGATGGCCATTGATTCTCATTTCTATGGTCACTCACTGGCCTACTTAAATGAGCGGACGGCAGATGGCCTGTTTAAAAGCGTTGAGCTCGTCAACCGCAAGCACGTACGGCCACAGGCCTATCAATGGGTGAAAAGAGAGTATGATCTACAGGGTTTTGACTACAGAGAACGGCCCTACAAAAACTACATGATTCCCATTGGGCAACGGGATAACCTCGGACTCTTTAATCCGGCGGCTCCTTTATACATCCTTAAAAAACACAGCTGGAGCTCATGGGATGAGTTTGAGGAGGTTTTTGGTGTACCCATACGCGTTGCAAAAGTTGCCTCTCAGGATCCTCTTGTCCGGGCGGAGATACAAAATTGGCTCAAGGAGATGGGAACTGCCTCTTACGGTATGTTTCCACCCGATGCAGAGCTGGACATAAAAGAAAGCAACCGAGCTGATGCCCATGAGGTCTTTAATGAAAAGCGCAAAGCAGTCAATGAGGAGCTGGAAATCATGCTCCTGGGCGTGAAAAACGCCTCCCAGGACACCGGCACCTACGGCCAGCAAAAGGCGCTCCAAGATGAGCAGGATGAAGTTCAAGAGGATGACCTAACGTGGATATCCAACTTGATCAACGATGAGCTTTTCCCACGGCTTGTGGCCCATGGCTACCCAATCTCAGAAAATCACCGCTTTGTTTGGGACAACACCCGGGCCATGGATCCCAAGGATAAGGTGACAATTTATGAGTCCCTTGACCGGATGGGATACATCTTGGATGAGGAGCAGATCAGCAACGATCTCAACGTCAAGCTCGATGGTAAACGCGCCGCAGAGCCAAAGGCGGATCCCAACATAAAGCCGATTCCCAAAACCAAGGATATCAAAAAGAAAAAGGGCGTTAAACGGGAGGAGATGACCCCGGAGGCCCTAACTTCCCTGGATGTAATTGCAGAGCTGAGAAAGACCTATTTCCATGTGCCAAAAAGTTGAAACATCCACTACGTTTTTCAGTACACCGGCGGAGGCCAAAGTTTACAAAACCATTGTAAAGGACTCCACTGGGCTGGACAAAGCACTCTATGATGGCAAGGTTAAACCCTGGGGGCTTCACAGCCCAACGGTGCACACAACCTTTGCCGACCTATTTAAAGGATACACCGATCAGATTGGCTACAGCTTCAAAAACCTAAAGCCCGGAGATCCTAGGTGGACGCATCTGGCAGGGATGGAGCTCAACCTCTTTGCCTTTTCTGCACTCAAAAACTTTACCTTTTTAAACGCTGCCTCAGAGTTTAGAGGCTTGCCGTTCAAAGATTTTCAGCAAGCATATGACACCCTGCACCAGGTCACCTATAAAAACTACATGCGCGCCGAAAGGGAGCACGTGATCCGAGTGGCAGAGGCAAGGGAAGAATGGGAGGAAGTACTTGACTTTAAAAATACCCACCAGATACTTCGATACCACACCGCTGGCGATGACCGGGTTCGATTAGAGCATAAATCCTGGGATAAAATCACACTGCCCGTGGAGCACTCTTTTTGGAAAACCCACTTTCCACCCAATGGATACAACTGCAGGTGCTGGACCTCTCAGGACTTTGAGAATATGGATGGAGATAGAACCCCATCGCTTGAAAACCTGTCGAGACCTGACCCGGGATTTAGGACAAACTTTGGGGCTACCGATTACAGTTTTGGGCAAGGGCACAACTATTTCAAGGTTGATTTTGCCGCGCAGACACAGCTCAACTCCAACATTGCCTCCATGTTTAAACGGCACTTAAATGGGTTTATAGCCATTACGGACCTAGTCAAGGCACACCCAACCATGGCCAAGGCGGAGATCACAAACAATGTGCAGGCTGCCATCAAACTTGTCGGCCACATCGATGAGCCTATACATCTCAATCCAACACTCAACACCGCCACCGGGTTTAAAAATGCGGATTTTTACATCCAAGACAAGCCCGCTGACTTTAAACGTGTCAAGCAGATGAAATACTCAACCCTCCGGGCCACGATAGCCGAGGCCTCCAAGCAAAACATTGATATCCTCATCCTGCAGAGCCAGGACTTGAGCATTAGAGACCTAGCCAGATTGAATGGCCAGCCTCATCGATATAAGGTGCAGCAGATATGGATCCAAGATGGATCGGATCTAATCAAGTACATAAAAGGTGGGGATCAAAAGTGGAGTAAAAAATAAAGGGTCTGCATGACAGACCCCTGGGAGCTAGGATGTCCTGAGGACTTACGGGCCATCCATGCAGTACAAATGTAATATATATTTATGAGCACACGGAACCTAGACTACATAATCAACCTAAGGGACGGCAAATTTTCCTCTGGTATGAACAAGGCCATCAACAAAAGTCAACGGCTGGACAATACCTTTCGAAGGCTTGGAGGAACAATAGCCGCGGCTCTGTCCATCAACGTGATTGGGCAATTCATTGCAAGCACATCAAAGATATCCATGCGGATGGAGGCCTTGGACACACAGCTCAATAGTTTTAGTGGTGATGAGTATGTCAGAAACATGGGCCTGATCAATGAGATCACTACAAAATTCAACTCCCCGATCAAGCAGGCCACGGAGGGCTGGACGAAGTTTAGCACTGCGGCAACCTTGGCGGGCCTTGGACCCGAGGCAACCCGAACAGCTTTTAAAGGATTGTCCATGGCAAACAGGGTATTTCAGCTGGATGCCATGCGGTCTGGACTGGTTCAAAATGCCCTTACTCAAATGCTCAGCAAGGGCAAGGTAAGTGCCGAGGAGCTCCGCCAACAGCTTGGTGAACACCTGCCCGGTGCATTTGCCCTGGCTGCCAAGGCTATGAACATGACGCTCCCTCAGCTAAACAAAGCCCTGGAGGACGGAGCACTTAACTCCGTTGAGTTTGTGACCCGTTTTGGTCAGCTGATGGTCGATGAGTATGGTGCCAAGATTCCAGATGCCATGACGACCACACAGGCCAAAATTGATGGGCTGAACAATAAAATATTTGAGCATCAGATGGGCATTGGCGACAATGTAATTCCACTATATGTCAAATGGATGGAGATCAAAGTCAAATTTTATGGCGTACTGCAAAAAGTATCTCAAGCCTATGACAGGCACAAGGAAACCATCGATCGAGTGGTACCCATTGTGCTGAAATTTATTGGGGTAATTGCATTAGCGAAGACGGCGCTATGGCTAGGTGCTGCAGCATCCGCAGCCTACTCTGCAGCTCAACTGGTCATTGGAATTGTCTCCGGCACTGCGTCCATCGGTGTTTGGGGCATGGTTGCGGCCATGTCAGGCCTCCAGCTCGTGATGGACTTACTGGGCATTGGGCTGATTATTGCCGGGATAGTCCTATTGACAAAGGCTATAATTAAGGCGTACAAAACCTCCGAAAAATTTAGAGCTGTGCTGGCGGGCATTGGCAATGCATTTAAAACGGTCCACAACACCATCATGGGTGTACTGTCGCCAATTCGTGCCTTTTGGATGCTGCTCAGGGGCGATAAAGACGGAGCGATTGACGTGCTGTCCAAGGGAGTTGGCAACATGATTGCCGGAGTGCGTGGCCTGTCCTCTGCCTTCCAAGATGGCTACGACAACAGCATCAAGATATCCAAAGAGGCAGATAAATGGAAAACCCTTGGCTCACACCTTACCGGCCCTGGTAGGATGCCCGGATTGTCTAAAACCAAATCCAAAACAGTAAAACCCGAGGATCTGCAGATCAACAACCTGACCACCAAGGTGAGCAGTGGCCGATCGGTCCGCAACATATCGGTGACGATTGAAAAGGGTATTGAGTCCATCAACATCCATACAAACAACTTAAAAGAAAATGCTTGTCCGTAAAGATAAACCAAAATGCAGATAGGCTGCATTGATGGGTATTTCATTTGCTCCAAAAGAAAGAATGAAATTTCAAGAATTTATGATGCATTATGATTCAGAATCA